AAGACAAGCGGAGGCGATCCAAGCCAAGCAATACCAGCTATCAGAGGATCAAGACCGGCCAACCGAGGATCCTATCGTTATCAAATGGCCTCCGGACCTCTGGGAGGTCCTAACAGTCAAATACCTGCACAACCCACGTAACCGGGTCATTCTCGGGAAGCTGGGCATTCTCGCAGGGTATGAGGTTCAATGATTGGGTTTTGAACAATTAAAATCTGAAGCAGAATGGTTCACCTGGGACACAGGATGCACCAGTGACGAAATAGTACAATCATATTTATCTGTTTATCACGTTAACGATGTAAGCAAGCTCTGCGCTGATCCCGGCGCTCCGTGCAGTCCAGGGCAGGACACGCAGGACAACACAGCCTATCCAACCGTATGTTTGGCCCGACACAGAAAAAACAGTCACGTGCACAGCAGCCAATCACCAGGTAAACTCGTTAAGGGCATGGAATATGGACAGTAGTCCAACTGGTGTAAATCGTTGGATATGTGACGAGCATTTGGCAATAATCTATCCGAGGACGGTGGGGTTTTAAAATGGCAATGGGCAGGCCCAGTAAATTCAAAGAGATATTCGAGGCCCATAAAGACAAAATCCAAATCCTCACTGAAAACGGCCTAACAGATAAGCAGGTGTCAGAACTGTTCGGGATTACTGAACAAACGTACAATAATTGGAAGAAAGCGCATCCCGATTTCTTTGAGTCCATAAAGGACTGGAAGCTCACAGCCGATGGGGAAATTGAGGTATCTCTAAGGGACAGGGCAAAGGGTTATTCATGTCCCGAGACTAAAGCCCAGTGGGTGCAGGATAAAGACGGGGGCCGCTGGGAGTATGCGGAATTAACAAGGCGATACCCTCCTGACCCTACCTCAATGATATTTTGGTTGAAGAATAGGCAGCCTGATAAATGGCGAGATAAGCAGGAGATAGACATCCCCGGAGAGATAACCTTGAAAGTCATCTATGAAAAAGCGGGAAGCGATAGTCCGACTGCCCCAACCCCATCAGAAGCAGGTTGACTTCATCCGTAGCCCTGCAAAGCGGAAAGTCATTAGGGCAGGGAGGCGCGGAGGCAAGACGGTTGGGGTGTCTATCTTGGCCGTTGAGCGGTTCCTGGCGGGGCATAGAGTTCTATATGCGGCCCCTACGATGGAGCAGGTTGGACGGTTCTGGACTACCGTTATGCGGGCGTTGGATGAACCTATAAAGCTCAAAGTCTTCCATAAGAATGAGAGTGAGCATTTTGTCGAAAAACCAGGCACGGAGCAGAGAATCAAAGCCAAGACGGCCTGGAACGCTGATAGTCTTCGTGGTGACTATGCAGACGTTCTTATCCTGGATGAGTACCAGCTAATAAACGAGCAAACCTGGGACGCGGTAGGCGCTCCTATGCTCCTTGATAACGACGGGGATGCGGTTTTCATCTATACGCCCCCGTCACTGAGAAGTAGGTCCGTAAGCAAGGCAGACGACCCCCAGCACGCCGCTAAGATGTATAAGAAGGCCAAGGCCCTACAAGATGAAGGTTCCGCAAGGTGGGCGGCCTTCCATTTCAATTCCATGGACAATCCGCACCTGTCAAGGGATGCCCTGGATGAGATATCTAGTGATATGTCGGCTCTGGCCTACCGTATGGAGATCCTAGCGGAGGATATAGACGAAGCTCCAGGGGCCCTGTGGACCCGTAAGACCATTGAGGACAACCGTGTTTCAAGGATTCCTGAGTTAGATCGGATAGTTGTCTCACTTGATCCATCCACTACAAGCGCCGGAGATGAGGCCGGACTTATCGTTGCCGGAAGCCATGGGGAACACGGGTATGTCCTGGCCGATGAGTCCTTGCAGGCCAGCCCCCTCGTATGGGCTAAGGCGGCAATCACGGCCTATCACAAGCATCACGCGGATTTGATCGTTGCCGAAAAGAACCAGGGCGGGGAGATGGTGGAGATCACCATCCACCAGGTGGATTCCGATGTTCCGGTCAAGTTGGTACACGCCTCAAGAGGCAAACAGGCACGTGCAGAGCCTATCAGCGCCAAGGCCGAGAAGGGCCTTATTCACCACGTCGGGAGCTTCCCGGCCCTAGAAGACGAGCTGTGCCTGTGGGTTCCAGGGGATGAAAGCCCTAATAGGCTTGATGCGATGGTCTGGGGGATGACTGAGCTGATGTTCAAGGGGTTCTTCGATGGCAGGAAGTTCACGTTTGAATAGGCGGGAGTTAGTTGGATTGAGTGACGAGTGAGGGAATGTAATCTATTCATGTTTTGCTGTGTCCTAACTGAGTTTAAGCCATTATTGCAACCGTCCTGCTCACTGAGTGGGGTTGATTCTGATTGGGTTGGGTAAGTGGCCGAAATGACATGGCTTCCTAAATCCCAGGTTCTGATAATAGATTATTTGTAAACCATGCCCTTAGGATCAGTGGGTTAGATTGGGTGCTTATCTCTCATTGCAAGAGATTGAGGTAAAGTGAGCCTTATGAAGTGTACGGACTGTGGAGAAGAGGGACACAAGGCTGGATGGCCCTATTGCCCTGGGAAGATAATGCGGAAGACGGAGCCTAAGTATGTCCCTGTTGTGGTTCACAAGATTCCCGGTGTGGTTCACGTCGATAAACCTGTGGTTCACACGCCTGTTGATGTGGTTCACAGAAAAGACAGGCATAAGAATACGGAAGAACGCAAGGCGTACAGGAAAGAGTGGACGAGGAAGAAACGAGCGAGGGAATCATGACGAAAGGAATATTGGTCAAGACTGTCGAGACCACAATCCCCATGCTTTGCCAAGAGTGCAATACTGTATTCAAGGTTGGGCAGGTGTTCACCTTTGATAGAGATGGTAGAATTCAGTGTTCGAACTGTAAGGCCTGGACGTGTCTGACATCTGCATAGTCAAGGAGAGCCGAGTAAGGCCCTACCGGGTGACGGCCTCTGATGCCCATATCGCCTGGATAGAGACGGGCAAGGTGCCAAGACAGCCTTACTTGGTCCGGTATAAGGTGGAAGATCAGGAGTACCTGGCCCTGGCCGGCGGGTTTGCATGGCCTGGTAAGGCTCCTGGATGCGCGGTCGTGGTGGGAGTGCAACGGATCGGGGAGAGACAGTACAGCTACCGAGCCTTAGAGGAGACCACGAACAACGACATCCCCCCGCTGATGGTATCGGCATACGGCCTGTTTCGTAAATGGGGTTGGCACTGCGGTACGATTCCTTGGAGATGGTACGGAGACCCCCAACCCTACTATCGGAACTTCTTTACGAAGTTCAACTCATTCTTGCCTAAGTCGGCACATAAGGACCGGCATTTAAGGGTGAACCCTACGACCCACTACGAGGACAACAAAAGGAATCAGTGGGTTGTACTGGTAAGGGTTCTCTACGGACTGTCGGCGGACGAGGGGGTTCTGAGGTTCATCGTCAAGGACTGCCCGAGTGTAGTTGGGGATGTGAAACGCATGGCCGATGCCGATGTGTTCAAAGCTGGACCTGAGAGTTTCCCGGCCTTGGCGGCTTTTGCATATGCGGTTTGTAGCCTGCATGAACGTAGACCGTGGCTGGCCCCTCCGAAGATGAACGCGAAGTTGGTCAACACGATACCGGACAGGATGGAAGAGTCGCAGGTGTCACACATGGAATGGCAGACAAAGGAGACGGACGGGTATGTTCACGACCTTATTCCAACAATTATTGAGTCCTAGATTTTCATCTGCGGACGTTGCTTTGGTTCTGCTAGGAGTGGCATTGGGCGTATGGCTGGGGTTCAGGATGGCGATCTACCGGACCAGGGGGAAGCAACCCAAGGCCGTTGAACCGTTCGCGGACCCGAAGAAGAAGGGGTTCCAGACGCATGTTATGAGGGACTTGGTTGCTGAGGCGTTCGATTTGGATGAGGAGCCTAAAGCGATACCGACAACGAGGGGATAATGGGAACATTCAAAGGTTTTGCAAGTGCGATCATAGACGTTGACTCCATTAAGGCAGTAGGGCATGGGGGTGATGAGGAACGTCGGTCGATATGGATTGCCCTATCTGGTATGCACGAGTATGTCGTCTTGTACGATGAGCCAAGAGTGGATTTCATAAAGTGGTGGAACGATGCTCACCCCGAGGCCCAACTATGAAACACAATGTACCGGTAGGCCACGCCCTGCTGAAGTGTGAAGTGTGCAAGTACGAAATAGGGCTATTCGAACCGGGGAGGCTGAAGATTCCGCTCACGACTGACATGTTCAAGCCTTTACGCCCTGGCTGGCCTCACCCTTTAAGACACGTCCCAGCCCTGGCGCATACGAAGACCTGGGAGGCTGCGGCCTGCGTGATGTGCGGAAGACGACCCTTCCATACCAGGGACCACATTTTGACCCCGGAGGGATTGTTCAAGGTGGGTGACCCTGATTTGCCAAGGAAGCCTACACAAGCTGACAAGAACCAGACGGAGATCGATAGGATATGGGCAGAGGATCAGGAGCAAGCGAAGACGGTTGAGAAGAAGAACCAGGAGACGATAGACGATTTTCATGAGTGGGTAGGCACAGATAGGATTTTAACCGTCACTGAAGGAGGTAAGATTTTATCTACCCCCGATCCTGCTATGTTCTTCTGCGTATGCGGGACCGGATACCAGCACCAGTCCAGCCTGTCGAGACATCAAGCCAAGTGCCGAAAGGCCAAGAGGAAGGGGAAGTAATCTGTGAAGTTTATTGCTTTTTTGATTTTGGTAGGCATCCTCCCTTTTGCGGTTTGGCCCACCTTGCCGAACCCTTTTATATATCCTAAATTCATCTTTCTCGTTGGCATGACGGGGGTGATGGCATTACTAAGACACTAAAGTGGTTGATTTGCCTTGGTTCCTTGAATGTTCTGAACTTACTTTATACGCAGAATATCTATTATACGAGACATGCAGTCGTAATGAATCTTGCATGTCTCTTCCTTTTTTGGGTTGCAAGCAAGGAACTTTCCACACCCAAAAGATTGACGATCTTCCTGTGGGTCATTTTTCTGTCTGGATTAGCGGTGTCCATCGAGGCCCTTTGCCAGAAATATCTGGGGAGAGGTATAATTTTCAGGTTACAGAACTATCCAGTCGGGACTATCGGCAACACGAATTATTTAGGTTGTTATCTCCTGTTTCCAATTTTTGCGGGGTTGGCCTTACCCCGTGCCAGGTATTTTCTGCCGATCCTGATTTGGACGCTGATTATATCAAGGGCAAGGGCCTCGTGGTTGGGTTTCGGGGTTGGGTTGGGATTGTGGCTTTATTGGTCGGTTTCAAGGAAGGAATTTATTGCCCTTACTCTATGGGGCGTTTTGATTGTCGGAATCGCTGTGACTTGGTTTCCTAATTCCAACCAACGGTGGACAGAGACGAATTCTCTCCAGTGGCGATTTAAGTATTGGCAGGCAAGTGTTGAACTTTGGTGGGAAGAAAATCCACTATTCGGGACAGGGATATGGAGTTATCGCAACCTTGTGTATGAGGCACAGGCAAGACTAGGACAAAGAGATCCATCGTATTGGGATGGGTATGTAGAACCAAAGCCCCGGAGGGTACACAACGATTACCTGGAAAGCCTGAATGATGGAGGTTTAGTATATGCCATTGCCTTTTGGGGATTCATTCTATTCGTCATGAAAAACGCCTACACAAAGGGTTTAAGTCGGGTCAAGGCCATATTGTTTTGTGGGCAGATAGCAGTCCTTGTGTCAGCGCTTTTCTTCTTTCCTATGAGGCTTATAGACACGCTTATGCTGTTTTTCGTCCAATTAGGCGCATTATGCCCAGAATCCTCATAGCCCTTGTGTTGCTTGCGATCTTATGGTTTCAGGGGATAAAGCCCATTGTGGCTGATCATTATTTTTCTAAGGGTGAACTAGAAAAAGCGTTGGAATGGAACCCAAGGGATTCTGTGATTCAATTAAGGGCCGGGAAAATCATAGAGGTCATCGACACCAACAATGGGGATCTTACTCAATATTCATTGTGGCACGGTCTTGGTCTGGCAATGTTGAGACAGGGAAGCGTTGATGGCGCAATGAGGGCTTTCAGTAAATCTCTATATTATTATCCGGATTATGAGCCAGTAAAAAAGATTATTTCCAAGATCAAACAAGCGAGGAAATCATGAGTGAAGAAAGCCATATCGTATCCATCCAACTAGCCTCCGGGCAAGAGATTCTAGGGATGGTTTGGGGTGATCTTGAGAAACTATTTCTAACGGTGAAGGATGCCACGTTCATAATGAGGCAACAGGACAAGATCCTCGCCCAAACAGCCAAGGGACACGACAATTTCATGACTTCGAGTGTCACGGTGAACACTTCAGGGGCGTTTATCGTTGAGCTTCACCCTGATTCTAAGCTGTTCAAGCTCTGGAAACAGGCGAACTCCAACATCCTGATGCCCCAAAGGAAGCCCGTACAGATAGCCAAGGGTGGAGGGGGAAGGCTTAACTGATGAAAAACGCCCCCCGCACCGTAGAGAACTGGAGGCAACGGACAGAAGAGTTAGTTCCTAAAGAAGGGGATGAGTCTGTAGGCCGTGCCTGCTGGGAGATGCTGGACCAGGTGATACGGTACAAGATATCCATCGGCCTCCATGCCCAAATGAAGAAGTTCTACAGCCTGCGAAAAAACGTGCATTTCAAGGGGGAGATGAAGGGCTCAGGGCTTGTGTCGGCCAACATGCTGGGGACGATCCACGAGAGGACCGTTAACCTCCTCACGGACAACAACCCCACATTTGAAGCGTCAAAGACCGGGGAAGCGGCAGAGGGCGAGAATGTCGATATCATCCTTCACGCCTCGGATCATTGGTGGAGTGAGAGCGAACAGCAGTCTTTACTGGAAGAGTCGATCAGCAACGGGGAGCTTTACGGGCTCACGTTCGAGAAGGGCGTGTGGAACGCCAAGCTGAACTACCCCCTTGGCGACTTCGAAACGATCGTGATTGACCCGATTTACTGTGGCCTGTACCCCACAAGATCGAAAGAGGTCGAGAAGGCTCAGGCGATCTTACACTACGAACCGGTATCAGTGTGGGAACTGAAACGGCGCTTCCCGAAGTTCGCTGACAAGATCCAGGCTGATAACGAATATATCAAGGAGTTAGGCGACGACCGAAGGACCGTAACGGGAGATTCAGGGAAAAGCGGGGGATGGAAAAGCGTAGTCTCTGGGATCGTGCGGAGCATAGGGGGTCTTGCTGGCGTAACGGAATCCGATGAGTCCCAGGAAACCCTATTGCTCGAAGTGTGGGTAAAGGACTATACGAGGGTAAAGCGTGTTGACCGTAAGCCCATCATGGACGACCAACAGCGGGAAACAGGGCAGGATGAAGAGGTTGAAACGGAAAACCTTGTTTTCAAGTACCCTGGCTGTATTCGCCGGATTCGGTCATGTAACGGCGGGGAACTTGTTTTAGATGATACCCCGAACCCCTGCATAAACCCTCAACTCGACCCGGAAGTGGCCCAGAAGACCTACTTGTACGACAATTTCCCGTTCTCCAAGACGCAATCAGTCAAGGACACGGTGACGGGTTGGGGGATTCCGCTTTACGGACAACTGGAAGGATTGCAGAGGGAGTTTGACATCGCCCTTTCGAAGTTCAACGTATGGTGCAAGGCCAGTACCCCCATTCTTATTAACCCCGCCGATTCGGGGCTGGCAAATAGTGAATTTGAGATGGGGAATACGCCTAATATTGTCAACCCCGCGGATTACCTGATAGGCGCAGCTATAAGGTGGGTTGATCCCCCTCCGGTGCCCGGCGACATCCTGAAGGCCATTGAGCTTTATAAGGATCTCATTTACCAGGTTGCAGGGGCGTTTGACTTAGACCAGGCGCAGAATACAGGAAGAAACGTCATAGCGTATAAGGCCATAGCTGCCCTATTGGAACGCACCACCACGATGCTCAGGGGCAAGGTAAGGGCCTACGGTAAGATGATTAGGACGCGGGGCCGGATGTACTTCAGTTTTGCCCAGAACTTCTACGAGAGACCCCGTTGGATTTCATACTCGGAAGACGGGGAAGACGTTTCGGTTCAGGTGAATAGGGAACAACTGATGTTCCCTGCCAACCTGAAGGTCGTTTCCGGCTCCACCATGCCCGTGAGCAGGATTCAGCGGAGAGAAGAGGCCCTTGAACTGTTCAAGATGCAGGGGATAGACCTTGATGAGCTCCATGCGAGACTCGAAACGCCCAACCGTAAGGCATTGATAGGCAGGATGAAGGAAGGGCCGATAGGGGCGTTTGTCCAGAGACTAGGAGCCATGGGGATCCCCCCGCAGTTGCTCCAAATGTTTACCCAACTGGGACAGATGGACGATAAGGCTTTCCAGAAGAAGGCCGAGAACGGGGAAATTCCTCAAGTGGGTGAGGTACTTCAGGCCATGTCCCAGGATGGACCGCCGGATGATCCCGAGAAGGTGGCTCAAACCAAAGAAGCTGACGCAAAGGTTCAGGAAATTATGGCTAAGGCCGAGAAGTTGAGAGCCGAAATCGACCTAGTAAGAGAACAGATCAGGTCAGAGCAGGTTGAGCAGCAAGTGAAGTTGAGCGGGATTGAATTTGACGCTGAGAACCTGAAGATCGACCGCGCCAAGGTAGTGACAGACATGGGTAAGCTATCGGGTGAGGATTACGGGAGCAAGAAGGGCGGGCAAGGCAGCTATCGTGAAAAAGGAATGTCTAGTAATAATCAGGAGGCGTGATGAAGGTTCAATGCTATGCTACGTTTTTTTGTCCAGAGTGTGGGAACCCAATGTTAGGGCTCTACTCTGACAAAGGGATGGTTTGTGTTACCCCTGGATGCAAAGAGCAAGGAAAGGCTTATAAGTGTCCTGAGATAGAAGTGGAACTGATGGAGCCGAAGGAAGTTCCAGATGCCGACCCGAAGTGAAACCATAGCCATGATGGGCCAGACGGTTGATAAGTACGGCCCTGGCGTAACGCATACCCCTACCCCGAAGAAAAAAAGCCTCTGGGGGAGCATAGGAGACACGGCGACCCACTTCAAGGAGCGTCTTGTTGACCAACCCCTTACCGGCCTGAGAACAAAGCAGAAGTTACAGGCGGCGAGGGGAGCTAAGTATATCAAGACGATGAGGGAATTGAGAGATGGAAACTAAGCCTTGCCCTAGGTGTGGCCTCGTTGGGGAGTACAATGGCGCTCCTCTTTATGCAAAGGACTATGTTCCGCCCGGCGAAGTCTGGTTTATGAAAGCCAGACCCTTGCCATGCAGCCATGTGGAGGCAATCATAGCGAATATCCAGAAAGAAGGGGACGGAAAATAATGGGGAGTTTGTCTTATTCCATAGGGGAATCCAAGTCAAAGGATGATGCGTTATTGCTGGATGATATTAACCAAGTCGTAATAATTGGGACTCATCCAATTTCTTATCGTGAGTGGTTTGAAGAAGGGCTATCCGCCAAATGGAACGCGGAACTCGACCAATATTATCATCCCGAACGGAGACAGATGTAATTATGCCAATTTACGATTATTCCTGTAAAGCCTGCGGGAACACCCACGAAGCCGTAAGGGGAGTAGATGTTTCACGTATCACATGCCCTGTCTGCGGGAAACAGGCACGGCGTGTTATCTCACTTTCCGGAACCAACAAAAACACGATGAGCGAGTACTCCCCGGAGTTTAGATATGCCGCTCAAATGGCCGATCCGAAAGGCATAGAACCTGAGACCAAAGAGTTTCGCAAAAATCCTGCGCGTTCCACCATGAAAGCATGGATGAAAGCCCGTGGCCTGCGACACCTGGAGCCGGGGGAGGAGAATAACCGCCCTGAACCCGTCAACAAGGAAGACAAGCGGAGGCGCATGAAGTACGTCATGGATAACTACCAGAAGCGGACGGCGTTGGAGGTGAGAACTGATGCCTAGTGTATCAAAAAAGCAACAACAGGCTATGAGCATAGCTGAACATGAACCCGACAAACTCTACGCAAGGAACAGGGCTATGCTCGGAATGTCTCATCAACAACTTCATGACTTCGCCTCTACCCCGCGAAAGGGGCTTCCACTCAAGAAAAAACGCAAGAGGTTGTTGGATTACAAAAAGTAACGGAGATATATGCCTAATCAAACAGAAGTTCCCATTGAAAGACTGCTGCAAGATGCCAAATCAAAGATTGAGCGATTTGCAGGATTTCTTCAGGCCGCCAAGATGACAGGAAAGATTGTCATTGAAATCAATATGAGTAGTGGCGGGATAGGGAGCACCACGATTCAGGTATTCCCTGGAAAGGAAAAGTTGAAGTAACGACCAAATCAGCGGCGGTCCGCCGTCAGCTGAATCTGATTGTTAGACCAAGCCAAACAAAGGATAAAACAATGGAACAACTACCAACAGTTGAAGAAGCCGGGGCGATCGCAGTCGCGTTGTCAGAACATTTGGGCGCAAAGGAACAAGCCTTATTCATAGCAGGATTCCAAGAGGCTGTGAAATATCTATGGTCTAACCACCTAGCTTAACTCGCCTGTCGAGTTTAAGCGATTGTTGAAAATTTACGGTTGCAGATAGTCCCTGCCCTTGGCAGGGTTACTGGAAGCCCGGAGACTCGGAGAGTGTTCAATTACTGAACATTGTCCCGGTCTCCGGGCTTTTTTTATTTCACACTAGGAGGGCTTTATGGAGCCTGAACAAACCGGAACAGAGACGGAAAGCACAGATGCCGAAGCTGCCGCCGAAAAGGGCGCTTCCGAAGTCGGGGATACGTCTCGACCCGAACCGATTTCCTATGGAGATCTAAAGAGCACGGTTGAGTTTACGAAACCTGCTGCGTCTGAGAAGACGGTAAAAATCGAGACTCCCTTGGGAACACAGACAGAGGGCGCAGGTGAAAAGGAAAAAAAAGTCCTTGAGCCTGACAAAACAAAAATCATTCAGGAGCCAGTAGTAGAGAAGGAAACAAGGGGTGAAAAACGGATCAAGCAACTTGTGGAGAGGGCAAAAGATGCGGAGGAAAGATACGCGCAGCTTGAAGCAAGGTTTGCAAGACTTGAGCAGGGTGGAGGAAAGGCCGAGGAGCTTCCGAATGTCCTAGAACTTGAAAACGATGACATCCTTGAGAAGTTCAACGAAAACCCCAAGGGGTTCATGTCTGACCTTACCCGTCAAATCCGAACCGAGTTGATGGACGACCTCAACCGCACCCAATCGCAAAACCAGACCGAAGCGCAAATGCGTCGGGCCATTAAGACCTTTACGGACTTTGGATCAAAGCATTCCGATTTCGATGAAATGTGGGATGAGGGCCAAGGGCCTATAAGCGAATTCATGGAACAAAACCCCGGCCATAACGCTATCTCCGCGTACCACGAAATCACCGTTGAAAACCGCATCAAGGCCGCTGTTGAAGACTCGAAGAAGGCGCTTACGGCGCAATTCGAGAAAGACAAGAAGAAGGCCGTTAACGATGCGATTGCCAACATACGGGCAGGCGCGGTGGTGGACATGGACGGCGGCGGTGCTGGAAGTAAAGTTGTTTCTTCTCCCCAAGGCACCCTGAATACGTCTGATTATGGGGGGGATAAAGTCGCGGGACTCCTTGCCCGTCTGGAACAAAGGATGGGCCGGAAGTAGAGTTCCCCGATAGGATATTCCCTCTGTAGTAGGGAGGGAACATATAATGGCACTTACATGGGAAGAAAGAGAGTTAACTTAGGCTCCAAGGTGTTTGTTTGTGGCAAATAACAAAGACATTTGGTCTAAACATGAAATTACGGTTTTGAAAGAGATTTACGCCACGAAACCTATTTCTGAATGTGCGGATATTTTGCATAGGTCGGTCAGTAGTATTTATGCAAAGGCATTTCAATTAGGGTTTCGTAAGCAGCGACAATACTGTGATGCAGAAATTCTTATTGTGATTTCGGGATATTATGAGTACGGACCACTAGCAATTTCAAAGGAACTTGACAGGACGTGCGCCTCAATCAGAGACCTCGCGGTTAGATTGGGATTGAGCGTTTCCAAGAAAAGAATACGTTCGAGAGGTTCCGAGAACAGAGCGAAGTGGACCGAAGAAAGCATCCAAAAGAAATCCGAGTCACAAAAGAAATATCGCGGTCCCCTTAGTCCGTCATGGAAAGGCGGATGCTGTACGTTGAATGAGATAGTAAGGGGCAGGCTACATGCTGTGTGGGCAAAACCGATAATTTATCGTGACAACAGAAAGTGTGTCTTGTGTGGCGAACATCGAAGCAAGAAAATAGTGGTTCACCACGTTAGGCCATTTGCTCAAATTAGGGATCTTGTGATAGCGCGTAACAAACATCTTTCAATCGACAACTATGATGATCTAAGCCTTTTAGCGGATCTGGTGGTCGAGGAACATGGGATGGAAGATGGAGTTACGCTATGCAGGGTTTGCCATCGTAAACATCATCTTGAAAATGGGGTGAATTGCGGGGACATCCTACCGGATATTTCCGAGGACAATCCGCAGCCAAGTCCGCCGAAGCTGAGATTAATAGTAGGCGGGAAGGTTCAACGACTAATGGATGAGGATTCAGCAACCGATAAGTCCGACACGAGCGCCCCACACATCTACCCTATAGGTGTGATCAGATAGTCTGAACTGTATAGTAATATACAGAAGTATTGCTTAAATAGCATTACGATAACACATTTGCAGTTACTAATGATTATTTTTTCGCCGATCAAGGAAAGGCTGTGGACATCTATTCCAACAGTTCTTTCATGGTCAACTACCTTTTGAAGCAGAAGAAAGGTCTTTACAAGAATCCTCCGGGCGGCGAGAAGATCCGCGTCCCGGTGATGTTTGATGTGCAGAACGCCGCCTTTTACTCCAGGGGCGAGCCTATCAGTTCCGACGACAGGGAAGCTCTCAATGCGGCTTATTTCCCCTGGATTCACGCTTGGTTAAACTAGGCGCATTGTGAGCAATGGCATGGCAATCGAGACAAAGTGCAATACCATCGGTAAGTTTGTGGGCTTTAGCAATAAGGATAGCTGCTTTTCGTTTATCCCTGAATTTGCTCAAGTTAAGTTCTTTATGTTCTTCAAGCACTTTCTTGCGGATGTTAGGGTAAGGATTGGTATGGTGGGCATGTTTATCTCCACCTCGATTGCCACAATTTTGACAGGTATAATTATCTCTCTTAAAAATAGCATCTATCCAAGGATGTTTAAGCAAGCAATGGACCATACTTCTAAGAGCACACACACCACCTTGCCAATTATGGTGATTTTTGCCTTGATGGCGGCTTGTTTCACAAGGGCGGCAGCGTTTTACGGTTGGTCTATAAATAGCTGCACGACTAAGTTTTGTTCCGCAATCAATACAAAATTTGTAAGTAGCTACAAGTTTTACTGCAAGGCCCATCCTAAACGCCTGGCGCTGTATGCCCTGCTTACTTCTATTGATAAGATTGCAAAGATCCTTGTTTGGCATCTTGAGGTAGTTATTTTTAAGAATAGTAAGTTCATCCTGTGTCCAATAAATTTGTTTTGCCATATTTACTCCAATGAAAATCCCGTGAATTGCTGGGAAAACCTAAGAGCCTATTATACTACAACGTAGCCTGTAAGGGCAAGCGTGAATGTCAAAAAATAGTAGGATATATGGTAAATCAGCAGCCAAGCGGCCTTGAAAGAGGTCGAAGGTTCAACGAGCAGGCCATGGAGCCTAAACCCTTACGGGCAAGGCGGTAAAGGCCCACGAGCGCGGGACACCATTCTGGTGATGATGTGCTCTGAGCTACACTGAGAAGTGTAGAAACCCAAGTTAAATGCTTGGGTGATAACAACACTGTATGGAAACGCAACCATTTTCCGTATCGACACCCTTGCCAACTCCGGCAAGTACGCGGAAATCGAGTTGATGACCAGTCGGCTTGAAGGGGCGCAGCTTGGCCTTGCCATGTTGCTGGCCGGAAGTTTCTACGATGAGCCCGGTGGGTCTGCAAACAGACTCACGGGAATGAGGGCTTGTTGTCACGAAACAACCACAACCGCCTATGGGAACATCCAGGAAGGCGACCTCGTTTCCGAAGACGGCACGAAACCGTGGGAAGGGAAACGGGACACTACCGTTGAAGGCATTTCCACGACCGTCGTTAGGGATCTTGCCACCGGAGCCCATGTCAGAGATGGGGCGAATGGCGACCCTGACATGATCGTAACGACCAGGACTCTTTACAACGTCCTTCTAGCCGAACTCATGCTCCTGCAAAGATTCACGACCCAGGGCGGGAAGACTGCCCAGGCCGGATTTACCGGAATCGAGTTTGAGGGCAAGGAAATCGCCCCCGACGACTATATGCCGTCCGGGTATGGGTTTGCCTTCAATACCAAGTACATGGGGTTTGCTGTCCATAAGGATGGGAACTTTCTCCGTGAGCCTTGGGCGAAGATTCCCGATTCAGCCGGGGATACAAGCATGAAGATTTACGTGGACCTCAACCTGATCGTCAACAACAGGAAGGCCCACAAGGCCCATTCCAATCTATCCTAACCACTCAACCCTTTAACTAGCCCCAAATATCGACCCCAGGAAGCGGGGCGGGGCTAGACCCTTCAGCTTCCAAGAAGGAGAATTACTATGGGACTCGGACCTTTTAAAAGAACAGGATTCAGAACAAGTCTTTACACCACAACCACGGCCATCAGAGAGGCATACGTGGGTATGCTTCGGATTGACGAACTTGGAAGGAAATACCGATACGCATTGGCAGGTGGTGCCCTTATCGCCGGCCAAATCACGATTGCGAAAGCGATTGCTGCGGTCCACGTGAACGAGGCGATCTTGGCGTCAGTTCCGATAGGGGAAACGGTTTTGGACGTTACCGTTACCGCTGGAACCGCTCTCGTTTCGGATCAACTCAAGGGTGGAATGTTTCAGATTCAAGATGGAACAGGGGAAGGGCATACCTACGTGATTGCATCCAATACGGCAATTACTACGGCTACGACTTCCGTTCACATTACTTTGGCGGAACCCATCAGGGTGGCCCTGGATACCACATCGGAATTCACTTTGGTTTCCAGTCCGTGGTGGGGAATCACCCATTCGACCGGAATCGGAGCCGTTACGGGTGGAGCGATTTGCGTCATTGCATCTGGCTCCTACGGCTGGGTGCAAACTGGGGGGATGGGACAGGTGCTTACCCAGGAAACTACCACTGTCGGCTTTGGTTATGAGCAGAGCACCACGTCTGGCTCAGTTGATACTCAGGATACAGACGGACAAGAAGCTGTAACCATTGGTTATCAATTAGGGATCGCCGGTGTTTCCGGCGACTTCATGCCCTGCATTTGGACCATCGACTAACCTACGGGGGCCTTTTCGGAGGCCCCTTTAAAGGAGACATAGAATGAAGCGATATATTTTTACGATTTTGATGACAGTGCTTGTCTTCCTTGGCTTCGTAGGACAGTCGGCGGCAGATTTGACCGTGACCAACGAGGTCATGAGTGTTTGGGGAAATAAAAGGGTAGTAATGTTTGATACTGCCTTTGATACTTCCTACGCTTACGGGGGAGAAAGTCTTACCAAGGCAAGCCGGAGAATGGCAGCCGTTGAACAAGTTATTGTCTTACCAAGGGCAGGATACACCTTTGAGTACGATAAAACCAATGAATTGTTAAAGGTCTTTGCTCCTGCTCCTGCGATTGTGTACGAGGAGCAACAGACAATAGCAACAGCCGCAGTAACCCTAAATTACCCGGCGGCGTATATCATAGCCGTGGCCCAGGCCAATGCGAATATTGCCATCACGGATACGGGCGCGACGCTTGCCGCCAATCAGTGTAAGCCCACGGCGGCACTTGCGGCTGGTACAAGAACGGGGTTGACTTTCCATTCGGGGCTTTCCGGGGTTGTTTATGTGACCTATGTGACCCAGGCATGGAAAGAAGTATGGGACAACCTCGTTCAAGGAGAAGCTGTCACCGTAACATCCAACATTGGTACTTTGGCAAATTTGGCGGCTGCCATTCAGAGTATTAGAAGCACGGCTACGACCGCCACCAATACAATATCAATGTTGGACAAGGACGATACGGCGGCCACGCTCGAAGCTGAACTTGATTGGAGTGATGGTAGCGGTACCACAACCTCCGCGACATTTTTGAACACCGATGTTGTTACGGCGGCGGTAATCAGCTACGTCAAGAAACCATCTTCAGGATTTCTCTACAATAACTTTGTGGAGGAGGAGACAGCAACTCTTGATACGTATTCTGGTGTTACCTATCAGCTTACAGATTACCCGGTCTTGATGTGGTCCTACGCTGGACAAATTCCAATAAATGCCCAAACTACCCAGGTTATTATCAATCAGGGCGGAACAATGGGATCAGGGGAAGGCTATATCCTTTGGGATCAACCTTCCGGCTTGACCGGGACGACGACCTATGAAACTTCCTATGTGGCGGCGGCAACCAACCAAGCCACTGCGATGACAACGGGCACCTATATAAAAGGCAAAACGTCAGATATTCCTTTCTTGGTGCCGCTAGAGGTTCGGAACGCCCAGGACCTTTCAGCCCTAACCGGAGTACAGGTCATCATGATAGGCCGATAACCATTTAACCAAGGGAGAGGTCTATCATGGATCAGGACCGCATTACCCTTTTAACCAGACGAGGGATCAGAGAACCTAAACCTGTCCTTGTGGGGGACTCCGAAATAGAGCAAATGACTCTAACCGGAGTCCTTCATCTAGGACTGGTGATAAAGAAAAATGACCCTTCATATTTTAATACCAGGAAAGCGATAGCTTCAAGAACCCACATCTTTGCCTGGCCGAGCGATGCCTTGACCATTCTGAGGGTGTGGGATTTGGGGCTGTCTGCAATAGATATAACGGCGGCGAGTAACGCCACCCCTATTGTTGTCGGGACCGCTACTGAACTCACCATCACGGATGCCTCTAACGCAACTCCTATCGTGGTTACAACTGCGGCCCATGGATATGAAACAGGGGACGAGATTTTCATAGGCGGGGTGGTAGG